TTCTGCTATTTCTACTCCTAATCCTTCTGGATATCCATCGCTATGTACGTAAAACTGCGCGTGTATAGCATTTGGATGCTCGTTAAAACTTACTCCTGTTTCGCGTGTTGCGAATCTAACTTGTGCTCTTGTTCCCATTTTTTCTAATTTTTTCTCTATTTTCTAAATATTTCTTTGATTCTGGGTCTAATTCAGAGAAAAATATTCCCTCAAATATACAGTAAATTACTGCTAAAACCCATATTGTTAATACTGTTTTCATATCTAATCTAATAATACCATATATGCTTTTGGATTATGCTTTCTAAACCAATCTAAACCTTTTCTTAGTTCTTGAATGTGGTGATCTGAGTTAAATATACCCATTTCTATAGCTATAGTTGCACCCATCACAAAGTCATACATAGATAATTCTACATTATTTAATTCATATTCTTCTCCTGAGAATCTGTTTTGCACAGTTCCTCCTTCTTCATATAGTTCTCCATTGAACCATGAAGGTAATTTAGCTTTTACTTTCGTACTCATAATATTTCATTTTTAATGTTTCTATAATATTTCTACCTGTTGCTGTGTTAAAACCATAACTATGTGTATGTAATGATGGTATTGGGTCATTAAAGAATAATAGTTTCATTAGATCTTTAGCATCTAACTCTCCATTAAATTCATTATTAAACTTTCTCATCATTTCATTACAAGCATTTGCAATAGCATCTGGACAGTGTCTTAACTCTTCTCCAGATCTTTCTGTCATATAGCTTTCTACTTTTTTCTTTGTTAATTTCATATTATTTAATTTTAGTAGCTTGGAGAGGAATCGAACCTCTCAACTCGTCAGTTAAAACTATCATGGGTGATATTAATAAACCATGATATACCATTCTCAAGCTTCCAGTCCTGGGTAGGTTGCTGCCCTAAGGACTTAGTGTCATGCGAGTAAGATCGGGCTCAGCAGCTCACGCCACAGTCGTATTATTCCCGTACACATCTCGCGCACACCTACCTCTCATCGAGCCGAAATAAATTCGCCTTTAATCGAGGTTTTATAAAACGAGGTCGGGCAGGTGTGGTTCTACCGAGTTTCGGTCGTCTGTATACTAATCAGCTCGTGAAAACGTTTACTGATTCAAGCATACACCGAGTTTCGGTTTTTGCTTTATCCTGCCGTTTGTAGCAGTAGGTATTTATTTTATAGCACAAATCTGCTACCTACGCTTCATGCTTTTACTACATTACCACCCACACCTCGTATTTAACTAGCTATTGTCATCTTCTGGACAATCAGCCTCTTTGAATAATCTAGTCACTTTCTCAACAATTTTTTCTACTAATTCATAAGAGTTTTGGAATTCAAGACTTTGAGCGTTAACTCTACCATCATAATCTAACTCATATTCTATATTATAGTTATTAGTATCATCAAAGTCAAAATCATTTATAGTGCTCTCAATAGCTTCGTAAACACCATCAAGTTGCATTGGTGTTAATTCAGGTTTATTAAGATCTTCTATATCTCTTTTTACTTGCACTATCTGAGCTTTATAGTCAGTTAGCTTATCATTCGTCTCATTTTGTAGCAGTTCTAACGCTGCTAAGTTTGTTTCTAATTGTTCTTTATCCATATCATTATTATTTATTATATTATCCATCTTCATTCGTATTTAGTTTGTATCGTTTTCCAAGAATACTGCATATATTTTAGCAATTCCAGTGTTACGAATTAACCTTTTCTCTTTTATTTTTGGTGTCTTTAACTTGCTTTTGTCCCAGTATTTTGGATTTTTGCTGTTTAGCTTTCTCTTCTTCATATTTTCTTAAATTTTCTAATAATTCTCTATTCTGTCTACCCATTTTTCACTATTAATTTATATTCTTTATATTTTTCTTCTTTCATTCTATCTTTAGCATACTCTAATGGATTCTCTTGGTGAGTTGAAAAATGACAATAACCATTTGGAGTGTCACTAACTATTTCTACATCACCATAACCTGGCCAATGTGGATTATCTCTAAGTGTTACTATTATTTCTTTTCTCACCGGCGTCTTAGAATGGTCCATATTAAACCATGCGTGTTTTAACGCTTCTCTATGTGCTCTAATCTTGTTCATATTCTTGTAATTTATTTAATATATGTTCTAATGCTTTAACATATCCGCAATCAAATAATCTAGCACTTTCGTCATTCCATCCAGCTTGTTCAAATACTTCTTGAAAATGTTCATCATTATCGAAATATTCTCTAGCATCAACTATTTCATCTTTTACGTATTCTATTAATTCTTTCATAATCTTTCTAATAAATTATTTAATTCTTTAACATATTTTGCATTAATATCTTTTCCATCTTCAAACACTGGCCATTCTTCCAAATGTTGTAAGTATTCACTTATTGCTTCTATTATTAGCAATCTATCTTCTTTGTTTAATTCTTTCATTATATTATTTTATATCTTTCACCATTTACTGTCACTGATAAGTTGTCAAGAGCAAGTCTATTTTCTAATTCTTTTTCTAAAATCAATATTTTAGCTTCTGATTCAGTCTTAAAAGCAGCTACTTCTTCGCAACATTTATCTTTTCCTTGTTCTAACCCATGAGCATAACCATTATTATATGCTTTGTTATAGTTATCTTGATGATTATTAACTTCGTCAACTCTATTTTTATACTCATTTTTGTAAGATTCATACTTCCATTTAGGTACAAAATCACCATTCACTACTTCATTTGCTCGTTTTATGTAATAATTTTTGAGACAATAGCTTATTAAGTACTCTAATCTATCTATTTCTATTGGTATTAGTTTACAAGTACGAGTTGAAAACTTTCTATATTTATCAGTTTTAACGTGAGTTAATTCACCATCACCAAGATCTTTCCATTCCCATATTGGATAATACATTGGCTCATCTTGACATCTTTTGTTGAGTTGATAATTGCTATAACCACTATTTTGATTTCTTACATAACCAGTTTTGAAACTAGCTACTTCAATATAAGTTGCATTTTTTCTATTTCCTGGCCAGTTATTCTTAATTGGTAATCGCCATACTATTGTACCATTATTTGCTTGTCTTTCTGTTGTAATATCTTCAATATCAAGTAGTTGCATTTGCTCCCATACTTTTTCATATCGAGTATCACCAAAATATTTATCTTTTTTACACATAATAATAATCTCCTATCTTATAGAATGTTGGATAATCTCTCCAGCTTTCACCTTTCAAATCCATAATTCTTGTTAATACATTTTTTCCTTCTAATACAACTCTTTTCTCTTTAAGAAACGCTGTCTTTTTTACTTCTACAAATTTTAATTTCTTCATATTTATTTTAACATTGTACCATAACCACGACGCTGTGTCATTTTAGCTATTTTAGCGGCATCACTTTTTGACATAATCTGGATAGAATTACCAGTTTTATGATTAATAAGTGGTGCGCAACCATATTGCTCGACTGTAGAACAGCCAATACACACTCGATAACCAAGTTTGACTCGCAATTTTGGTATTAATTTATTACATTTGCATATCATATTTATATTATCCAATAGCAATCGTATTTAGTTTGTAATTTTAACAACAATAAATAAACGCTTGTGTAAATACTAATATAATTATACAAATAACACAAACTGCTGCTATCATTAACCACGGGAATAAGAATCCCATCATATTTCTATAATCTTTATTCATTAATAGCTGCTCCTATGCAATTAGTGACGTGAAAACCTTGAAACTCGTGTACCATCCACTCACAATTATTTAATCTATGACCTTTATTAGCAATAAAATCTTCACAAGATTCATTATCTAAATTCCATTTTTCTATATTATATTGAAATACTATTCCTACTTCAAAATCTAATACTGTTATATACTTCATTTTTTTATTCATCTTTCTTTATTATTAATTCTACATTATTATCTTCAAATTGTATTCCTACTACTTCTCCTTCTTCTTTCTCTACTAATTGGAAGAATTTATTTAAGTCAAAAGACCTAAAGAAATAACCACCTGTAGCATGACCTTCAAAGCCATTTTTCCAAAACGTTTCACTTTTCATCATAATTCTTTTATTTTCTTTAATATTTCATTTATTTCTTCTATAGTCTGCCAACCTAATACATCATCAGTAATTGGAGTATCGTAGCACAAATGACCATTATGTAGAACAGCTAATTCATAAAGATTACTTTCTCCTTCTACGAATGGTCCACCATAACTCATATCATGACACACTATACTCGCCCCATATCCATTGTCAAAATCTATAGTTAATCCTACTCCATTATTAATTTTTGCTAATCCACTTATTTTAGTCATCATTTTTCTTATGTTTTTCTTTTCTATTATATTTCTTTTTATTACGGTGAATAGTACTTGACGGAGGTGAGATACCTAACTCGATATCCACCTTCCGCCTGACGCACCGCTTTTGTTTCTTATTTAGTTTACCTGTACTCATCAGCTATTTTTGCTAAAACTAGTGCAGTTGCTAATATTAATACTATCCATGCTCCCATATCTATTTATTTAATTCGTTTAAGTATATTGTCCACTCTTCTTCAGCATTTCTCGCTTCAACTTCGTAAGGGTGGGTATCGTAAGTAAATCCTTCTTTGTAGTATTGGTCAAATATTACTTTAGATTGTGTAGAGTGTACACACTCGTGTACTAATGCTCGTATAACACTTTGTATAGTATGTAATCTTGAAGTGTATAAATATATTTTATTATTACTCCAATCGTACTCCGCATCAGCACATACTTCGCCAGTCATACCTTTTTCACCACTTAATCTTTCGTAAATATTGTAGTGATATTCAATTTTAGCATTAGAATTATTATCTTTACTAATTAATGGATATACTTTATTTACTATTTTTAATATTTCTTCTAGTTTCATTAATCTAAATTTGGTTCTATTCCACGTTCTTCATCTAATTTTACACACTCTGCAATAGCATTTCCGAGTATATCTTCTCTTATAGGTTCTATTTCATTTGCCCATATTTTTTTTGCTGATTCATTTATTTCTTCAGCATTTTCTTCATTTATACGAGTGCAATAACCTAAGTGATTCTCCATTCCATAACTATCAAACACGCTTATACTATAATGTGTATTTCCTTCATATTTACTTATTACTATTTTTCTACTCATTATTTCTTTGTTTAATTTCTTTAATATTCCAAGAATATGATTCAAACGCTATTGAATCAATTCTATTTTCTTCTAAATCTACTTGCATCCATTCTAATAAATCATCACAAGTATTATCAATTTCTATTTTATTAAGATTTATTTCTTTTGCCCAACTATTTAACACTAATGCAGTTCCTAATACAAAAGTATATGTTCCGAGTGCTACTTTAGCTACTAAATGTTTATCTTTCTTCATATCTTAATAATTTGTTGTACCATTTTTAACACATAGTTCATTTAACCATTTATCATATTCTTTCCAATCTCTTTTTATAGTCAAAGATTCTTCTTTAATTGCTTTATCTAATCCAAATTCTTTAGCAATTTTTACTTGTAATTCTTTTTCATTCATAATTTATATTTTTAGAGCACTCGTGAGAATCGAACTCACCACTAGTTTACTAGTATATCTCCAAGAAGTGCAAGAACCGAATCTTACTGTCCATTCGCATTTTTTAGAACTCGCTAAATGTGTCCAACTACGAGTCGAGACACTCCGTGCTAATCAGCACTTCACACGGAGTTGTAGTGTATTTCACCTACTACTTCTCAATTTCTTACTAAACTAACTCTATATCTCGACAAACTTTTGGTATGTTATTTGACGCAGTGTAAGACTTATATTTCTCCCAACATGGTAGAGTCTCTAACTTTGACTTCATTACTTCAAAAACTTTGTCGTGATTGTAAGTATAAGTTTCACCTTTTTTGTTAGTAAATTCAATTATTTGGTTTTTACCTACTAATGACTTTCTTACTACAAATCTTTTACTTTTTAATACACTCATGACTTTTAATTTTTATTTGTTAAACTTTATTTTATTTATATTTTGGTTTCATTTATATTATCCAAACTTGTTCGTATTTAGTTTGTAATTAATGCATTTCTATTATTTCGAAACATTTAGTTTTCTCATTTTCTGTTAGTAAATTAAAGTATTCATACACATATTCATCAAGTGAAATTACATTATTCATATTATACTTTTTATCTAACTTTTCCATTAATTCAATTGCTAATTTATCTCGCATAGTTTTATTTTTTTATTTTGTTCATTTATATTATCCACACTAATTCGTATTTACATTGTAAAGGTATATATTTTGTTTATTACATATTTTTACATTAATGGTATTCCACTGACTCTCACAATTCACAATTGTAAATTAGTTTACAAATGTAATGATTAACAGTAATATTGTGAAGAATGTAATTGCGCTTACACTCGCAATAGTATCATGATTAAATTTGATATTCATATTTGTTATTTTAGTGTGACATTAGGTTGTTAAGTAAGGAATAGTAACAGGCAATTGTCACACTACGATATTTGAGCTTCGTAGTAAACACATTCCAATTGTCTAGCGAAAGCTGGCACATCATTAGTATTTGTGTATGACTTATATTTCTTGAAACAATTCATACTATCGAATCTTTCTTTATTAGCATTATACACTTTGTCATGTACATACGTCACGTCAACACCTTTCTTATTAGTGAAGGTTATTACTACATTCTTACCGATTAAGGATTTTCTGATTACAAATCTTTTTGTTGTTAATTCATTTAATTTCATTTCAGTTATATTTAATTATTAATTTATTTACATATCTATTATCCATTGTGTATCGTATCTACTTTGTAAAACGAAATGAAATGTTGAAATGTTTATGGAAAATTAGTTTTAGTTTATTATGTGAATATGTAAATGTAAAATGAAAAGCGAAAACATTTGAATGAAAAACGAGAGAAGAAGGGGGGCCCGGTTAATTATTTTTGACTTTCTTTTTTTTATTTTTTTGGGTAGAGTAGGGGCAACACAAACTCTCTATATTTACAATATCATATTTTTCATCTCTCCCTAAGGATATTACTAGGAGTAATATCTAGGATAGGAGTAAGGGAATAACAGGCTAATGTCACATTTGTAAATAATCACTTTTCTATGTGATAATATAGAATATGAAATCTTCACCAATAAAACTGAAACAGAAACTATCACCGAAAGCATCTGCCGCTAAGAAGAAAAGAGATATAGAATACGCTAAATCTCCGGCTAGAAAAGCTAAGAAAGCACAGAATCAACGCATCGGCCAAAGATCTGATAGTGATTTACACCATACTGGTTCTACAGTGAAGAGAGTATCAATTAAGAATAACCGAGGTAATTTTGGCCGAGGTACTAAAAACGAATAATTATGCCAGGAAAAAGTAAAAAAGGTGGAGGACTTGAATCTTCACCAGTATATAAGAAACAAGGATACGGAAAAGGTATGTCACCATTTACAATGAGATCTGGTAACACTACTCCATTTAAACAAATGGGGTCATCACCGATCAAACAGGGTATAGAACATATAGATCCATTAGATCTAGGGTTAATAGACGAAGCTAAGCAGGTTAAAAAATCTACCGTTGTAAAACACGGCAAATACCATCATAGTAAAAATCCAGGTAAATATAATGTAGTAAAAAAGGAGTTATCTAAACCTGTAGCTAAAGATATTGTTAAACAACCAGGTAAATACCATCATAGCAAGACTATGAATATAAAAACCAATATAGCAAAAAATATAGCACCTAAGCCAAAAGTACCTAAAAAAGTAGTAGCTAAAAAAGTTTTAGGTAAGGCAGCTAGTAGACTTATACCTGGAGCTGGTTGGGCATTAGCAGGACACGATGTTTATAAGATTAGTGAGAAAATGAGAGGGGGCCATTCTTTTAAAGAAGCACTTAAGAGTCATTATTTAGGTATAGAGAAATAATAGTATGACGTTCAGAATGAATAAGCCAGTAATACATGGCACTAAAAAACATTCAGCTTTAAGAAAGGAAGCAAAAGAAGAAAAGAAAAGAACACATGGTGGTGATCCTAATATAATAGAAGCCGCTAGTTTATACGGAGAATCAATGGATCCAAGTGTTATAGACTTTAATATAAAACGAGATAAGATAGAATGGGGTAAGAAAGGAAAAGATGTTAATATTAACGTTCGTGATGGTAAAGTTGAAGTAGAAACAGTACCCACATTACCACCTAAAAAACTAACTGTTAACGAAAGGAAAGCTGATATGGCAAAGGCAGATGCAGATGCTGCTAAAAGAAGATTAGAAGAACAAGCGTATCGAGATCTTGATATACAAGAAATGCCCGCGCAAGGTTTGCAAGAATTACCGGCAAGTGATATAGAGATGAAACTAGTTGAACCAAAAAAATTAGAAAAAAGAGAAAAAATAACAACCGAACCACCTATAGTAACAAAAATTGGTGGTAAAGAAACAAAGAACTTTAAAACAAATTATACCAAAAGCGAGCAAGAAAGACTAGTGTTTAGTGAGGAGCATAATAGAATGGTTTTACCTGAAGAATTAGAAAATAAACCTATTATAGAAACTGATAAGTTAAAAGGTAAAAATAAGAGAGAGATGAAGAAAGCACAAACGGGAGATAGAAACAAGTTACAAGATATAAAGTATATGTTAGCGGGTCCAAGTACAAGAGCTAAAATGAGAGAAGAAGGATACGTTCCAAAATAAATATAGGGAAAGACCCTATACCACACAAATAACCTAAAAACCAAAAACAATGACTTATTTGTATTACAAGAGTACGACAAGCGCGTACACCCAGAAACCGAATGAAAAAACTATTGAGCAGTGGAAACATCTATCAGAAAAGAAAAACTGGAGGATTACTCAATTGCCTAATGGATTTTACCAAACGGAATGTCAAAACCCTGATAACGAAAAGGATTGGCACGATGTAACCAGACGAGAAACCATAGAAGGTGCTGAAGCCGCAATTAACGGTAGCATCGACCATTTCTCGAAAAAGTTAGAGGCTGTCAAAGGCCCAAAAGTAGTAAAAACATTTGAATAATAATAAAGGGGGAGAGTAATCTCTCCTCCCTTATTTAAAACAACAATTATGGCATATAAAATGAAAAGTTCTCCAGCTAAACAATTATGGCCTTGGGGAAAGAAACCGAAAAAAACAAGTGAAACAGAAGTAAGTATTGGTGGCCCATCAGGTGGCACTTCTATTACAAAGACAGAAACTAGTTATAGGAGAAACAAAAAAGATGAAAAAAATAGAGTTAAAAAAACAGTAGTAGACTATCATAGAGGACCAATGGACAAATGGCAAGATGGACAATGGGTAGAATCTCAACCTGAAACTCACACAAGAACCACAACAAAATATGATAGAAAGGGTAATATTAAGAAAACAAAAACTAAAGATATTTCTATAGCAGGACCATTTAAAATGAAGGGATCACCAATGCAAAGAAACTTTGGTATATCACCAGTGAAGCAAGTTCAACTTGGACCTACTTCAAAAAGACTAATCAACAAAGGAAAAAAAGTCGTTGAAAAAGTAGGTGATTTTTTTAAAGGATTTAGCTCAGAAGAAGTTAAAAAAAGAAGAAACCAAAGGTATAGAGATTACGTGAAAAAAAGTAACAAAAATCCCAAGAAATATCCACCTAAATCCTCTGATGAGGTTTATTAAGTAAAAAACTTATTCAACTAAGAAGTACAATTTAATCAAATTTAATTTAATCAAATATGGAATACAATCTACCTAGTGAGATCGTCAAAGACTTAAACTTTGGCGATCGAGCTAAAAACAAAGTAATAAGTGGAGTTGAAAAGCTTACACAAGCCGTAAAATCAACCTTAGGCGCGTCTGGAAAGTGCGTAATATATGAGGATGCTCGCGGCAAACCGGTGATCACAAAAGACGGAGTAACCGTGGCACAAAGCGTAGTCTTATACGATCCGGTTGAAAACATAGGAGCTACTTTAATTAAAGAAGCAGCTCAAAATACAGTGCATGAAGCTGGTGATGGTACAACTACCGCTACAGTTTTAGCAGAAGCGTTAATAAAAGAAGTTGATAGACAAAAAGAAGGTGCGTCTATTAGGGAAATTAAAGAAGGTATCAACTCTGGACTAGAAAAAGTCAATAAATATCTTGAGGAGATTGCAATCGACGTAAAAGGAGACATGCTAAAGGATGTTTCTGCTATTTCGTGTAACAACGACACTGAATTAGGTAAGATCATAGCTGAAGCTTACGGAAAAGTGGGTGAAGAAGGTGTTGTTTTAATGGAAACTAGTGAGACAAATGAGACTTATGTTGAACTGGTTGATGGTGTTCAGATGGACGTCGGTCTTACGTCTTCGCATTTTGCTACAGATACTGAAAAACAACGCGCGGTTCTTGAGGATCCACTAGTTTTAATAGTAGCCTCGGAAATACCTAGCATAAGAAAGATACAAAAAATATTAGAGTTTGTTATAAAAAACAAAAAACCGCTTTTAATTGTTGCTCCAGTTGATCAACAGGTGAAAGCGGCACTTTTAATGAACAAAGTTAAGGGTAATATTAAGGTAAATATCATAGATTTACCAGGTTTTGGCCCAACAAAGTTAGATACAGTGGAAGATTTAGCGCTTTTAACCGGTGCAAAAGTAATAAATGAGGAATTAGGTGATGATTTAGACTTAATTGACGTAGATTGCTTAGGAAAAGCTGAAAAAAGTGTTACAGATGACAAAAACACTGTAATTACTACTTATGACATAGCTGATAGTCTTGATGGAAGAATAGAAGATGTTAAAAAAGCTATAAAAAACGAGAAGAACGGTTTTTTTAAGAAGAAACTTGAAGATAGATTAGCGATGTTAACGAGTTCCGTAGGAATTGTGCGTGTTGGCGCTAATTCTAAAGTGGAACTAAAAGAAAAGAAAGATAGAGTTGAGGATGCAATATATGCTACAAAAGCTGCTTTAAAAGAAGGAATAGTACCTGGTGGTGGTGTAGCGCTATTAAATGCATCTCAAAAAATCACCGCTGAAGCGGTGGGTGAAAAAATACTAATGGAAGCTATCAGAGCTCCATTTGATACTATACTAGAGAATGCAGGTTTAGAGCAAGTTGGCCCTAGACCTTGTAAAGGATTAGGTGTAGACGTTGTAACAGGGAAAGCTGTTAATATGATCGAATCCGGAATAATCGATCCAGTGCTTGTTACTAAGTCTGCACTTAAAAATGCTGTAAGTGTAGTAAATACGATTATATCAGCTGATTGTGTAATTTCAAATATAAGGATAAATGAAAGCAATTAATCACTATATAATTATAGAAAATATAAAAGAAGGACCTAAAAAGGTATCTGGTTTAATAATGACAGACGATACAGATGTTGATAATAGGTACTTGAAAGCAAAGATAATATCTACAGGCAATCTCGTAGAAGGATTAAAAGATGGAGATATAGTATATTACGATAAACACGCAGGACATGCAATATCATGGAAAGATGAACTATACCATGTAATTCGTTCAGGCGATGTTGTTCTAGTAGAATAAACCTAGACCATAATCCAAAACCTTAAAACCAAAGTTGTTACAACCCGACAACTATAAAATTAAACAAATTATTAACTAAAAAAAATTAAAAAAATGGGAAGAGTATTTTTTGATACAAGAAAAAACGTAGTTAAACTAGACGGGGCTTATCAAATGTTAGATAGTGATTCTGGTAGTGTTTTTACGTTAGACGCTGCTGCAGGCGCGGCTGTTACATTACCTACTGTTGCTAACACAAGTAAAGGATGGAACGCTAAATTTATTGTAGCACAAGCATTCGCAACTACTGACTGGACGATTGTAGCTTCTGCTGCTGTTATAAAAGGTGGTGTTACTGAAGCTGAAACTGATGATGGTGAAGACGGACCAACTACAACTGGCGCTACTAATATGCATTTAGAGTTAGCTGCTGAGCAAGTTGGCGACTGGTACGAACTTGTGTTTGATGGTACAAGTTATTTCTTAAGTGGTCAAACCGCTAAAGATGGTGCCTTAACGTTCTCATAGAGAGCTTAACAGATTAAACCTAAACCATAAACCAAAACCCTTAAACTTAGAAATTAAAACGAATTATTAATCAAAAAAATTACAATTATGAAAATGATGCATTTTGTAGATACTGCAGGATCTGATGAAAACTTTTTTCCTGCTCAAAACTGTAATCAAATAGCAGTAACAGCTGCAACTACAGTTATTATCTACTTTAAAAACAGTGGAGACGAAGCTGATCATCTTGTGACTCTTACAACTACTAACGGTAAATCTGATGAAGTAGCTTTAAGATTAGCGGAAGAAGTTGGCGAAGGAAGAATCCACAGTGGTGGCGTACTTAAATGTATTGCTTCAACAGCACCTTTTGCTGATGTTAGCACTGTAGCTTACACTGCTGGTTCTTAATCTTGAATGAGATTAACCGCGCAGGATTTGCGTGAATTAAATATCCTTAAGTATTACAGGCTCACTAGAAAGTGGGTCTGTAAAACTTACGGGTTAAAAGACGCAGATTTAGAATTATTAATTTATTTAGATTGTAAAGGAAGATTTACACGAAAAGATTTCATGGACGGAGTATACACTTATTCATGGGATAAAAACAGATGGGAGAGATTAAGAAGAGACGGTTGGATAGAAACTTGGAGGCACCGTAATAGAACTACTATAATGTACTCTGTGTTTAAGACTTCTTTTAAATGCTCTCAAATGATAAGTAGAATATACAGAATACTCTTAGGTGAGGAAGATCTTCCTACATCAGAAAGAAGTATATTTTTTAATAACAAATCATATACAGATAAAGTTTACAATAAAGCTATAGATGATATGATTAAAGATAAAGACAGATGAGTGGACCATTTAAAATGAGGGGCTGGAGCCCTTTTACGCAGAAGCCAGGAAATAAAAAGACAGTAAGTCCTGCAATTGATCCTAAAGAAGAATCAGATTACGTGTCAAGAGTTAAAGCTGCTGGACTTATGGGTTTGTATAAAAAAGAAGGCGAGAATGCGTTTACTAAACCAAAAGGATCTTATTCTCCAGACGTTCAAGCTAAGATTGAAAAGTATGGCCTTTAAACTAGGAACAGAAAGAGGTAATTATGCTGTTAGCGGTGAGATTAAAACTAAAATGCGTTTTAACAAACAATCTGGTGGAGATGCATCTGTACCTGGAACACCTGTTATTAGAATGCCATTAGAAGAAGGTGTAATGGGTGAAGCAAATATGGATGGTACTATTTATATTAACGAAAATATAATCCCTGGAAGTTTTGAAGAAAAACAAGTAATTAACCATGAAATGCGACACGCTACTGATATGAGAATTGGTAAATTAGAATATGGTGATAATTACATTAAATGGAATGGACAAACATTTCCAAGAAAAACAAGGTATAATAAAGATATGATATTAGTTGAGGGCCAATGGAAAGAAGCTGGAGATGGTGGTTTTCCATGGGAACAAGAAGCTAATAACGGAAACAAATGATATGTGGAGTCTATTTAAAGATAAAAACGAAATAAACGAGAAGAATATAATTGGCTTTGCATCATTTATAGTTATGGTGCTATTTGCAGTTGCTGATTTATTGACTAGTTTAATGGCAGACAAAGATTTAATTATAAACGAAGTAGTTTACAATTCATTCGTATGGGTAACATTAGGATGTTTTGGTATTAGTTCGTTTGAAAAAGTAAAAGGTAAATAATGTTAAATAAGATATTTTCTGGAGGAGCTGCAGAGCTAGTGAAAGGTGTAGGCGGAGTATTAGATAATCTAACTACAACTAAAGAAGAGAAGCTTGAAGCAGAAAGAAAAATAAAAGAATTAATTGCTAATCACCAAGTAGAAATGGAGAAAAACATTACTAGCAGGTGGGAAGCAGATTTAAAATCAGATTCATGGTTATCAAAGAATGTTAGGCCTATGACTTTGATATTTTTAATAGTATGCACCATGCTATTAATATTTATAGATGCAGGTGCATTAAAATTTGAAGTTAAATCATCATGGGTTGATTTACTTCAACTAGTATTAATAACAGTGATCGGTGCTTATTTTGGCGGACGATCATTAGAAAAAGTAAAAAAATAAAATTATGGCAGTAAATTCAACAGAAGTCTCTTACGGCTTCGGACAAATGGGTAGTATACACGTGAGAGGCACAAGCGCTGTAACTCTTATAGGTGGTCTTGACTCAGATTCTACACCAGCTAGTAATGTAAATAGAACAACAAAAGTTTTTGTAGCAATAACTTTTTTAGAAAATACGACTTTTAACACAGGGGCTTCAGGATTAATACCTGAAGAAGCTCAAAATTTTCCTAGTTCAGATGGAGCTAGTACAGATATAGATGCTGATGGGGGTGTTGCTGTAGATAGTGAAACTTTTCCAAAAGGAGTTACCATTTATGGTAGATGGACTGGTTTTCAATTAGCAACTGGTGGGGTGATTGCTTACGTAGGTTACTAATGTTAGGATTAGGTCACGGAGCACAAACTGATACAGTTGGATTAGCAGAGATATTTTCTAACAACTACTCTTTAGATTTTGACGGTGCAAATGATTACATTGATTTAGATTCAAAGGCTGATATGATTGATCCAGCTAAAGGCACGTTTTCCGCATGGGTTATGGTGGATACTACAAGCACTACAGGTCAAATAGTTTCTTGTAGAAGAGACGCTAATAATCTTATACAATTATTTTACCACGCAGGTACTAATGAACTGAGGGGTACACATAAGGGAGATGGCACTACACAATATGCAAATGTTGATGCTGGGGAAACAATTGAAAATAGTGGTAATTTTCATCATGTAGCTATGACTTGGGATACTGGTGATGGAGATGTAAAAGTTTACCAAGATGGTGTATTAAAAGAAACTACAGCTGGTATATTGAATTTTGGTGGTGATGGACCTAACAAACTTGATATAGGTAAAAGTTCAGGTGGTGATTCTGGACATTTTGACGGCCACATAGACGAGGTTTCTATTTTCACTGAAGTTGTAGATATTGCAACATTATATAATGGAGGTTCACCACAAGACGTTCAGTTCTCTGCTTTAGCTGGACTAGTTGGTTATTATAGATTTACAGAAGGTAGTGGAAGTGATGCCACTGATGAATCAGGTAATAATAATCATGGAACATTAATTCATTCTCCATCATGGAGTACAGATACACCTTAAAATATGAGTACAAAATACGTAATAATAACAAGTGACGAAGTATCTAGCGTAAACTTTTCAGAAGTAAAAGAAACATCCGCTAGTACTTTAAGATACAATAACGATAATACTAAAACGTTTGTAAAATTTGAAGGTAACACTCCAAGTTTTTTAAATGGTAAAACACAATATACTAACGCTCAAATACTCACGATATTAGATGACGAAGAAGGAGAGTGGTATACTGAAGATGAATAAACAAACAATTAACTTAAATTAAATTAAAAATGGCAAAAAGAAAAACACCGAAGAAAGAAAAAATTATTGAATTAACTCCAAGACCGGAGAAAATTACAGATCAAGAACTGAATCAACTTCAGTCAACCGTTAAAACTATAGATCATATAACCGTAGATATAGGTAATTTAGAACTAAAAAAATACGCCTTGCTAAAAGCATTAGAAACTACACAGCAGCAAATAGAAGAAATGCGTAAAAATTTCTATAAAGAATACGGAACTGATAATATTAATATTCAAGATGGAACGATTGCTTATCCAGAAGAAAATAATACAAAAGAAAATGGCGAAGCTAATAAGGAAGATTAGTGTAGGTAAAGATTACAAAAACGATGCCATGCATTATGCTGTTGGTCAAGAAGTATATGGTGGTCATAAAATCTGTGATATAATAGAAGAAGATGATAAATTTTCTATTTATATTAAAAAGAACAAAGACGTATTACCTTGGAAAGATTTTAACAAAAACATGGCAGTATCCGTCGAATATAACCTAGAATATTAAAATTATGAGAAATTCACCATTAAAAGCTTTCGCTAAAAAAGACGAAACAAGCATCAGTGAACCTGCACGTAAAGCTCTTCAACACGAAACAATTAATCAAGTGGTAAAGAATATACGTGAACGGAGAGAGATTAGTAAAGAGCCATCTAGTGTTTGGTCAAAAGAAGACGCAAATGAATTAGAAAGAGCCTTGTGGATGGCTGACATTAAACCAAAAAAGTAAGCAATGAAAAGTGTTTACAACTTTGTTGTAACACCAATAGGAGAAAGATATAATAATACTAAAAAAATTGGTGATTCAGAATTAATACTTAATACTGAAATTTTTAATCATCAATATGTAAATAGAAAAGCAAAAGTTATATCAACACCTATAATTGGTGATACAGATATTAAACCTGGAGATGAAATAATAACGCATTTTAATGTATTTCGCAGGTGGCGTAATGTAAAAGGTATAGAAAAAAATAGTAGAAGTTACTTTGATGAATCTACTTATTTTATAACCCAAGACCAAATATTTTTATACAAAAGATATTGGAATTGGAAGGCTCCAAAAGGTTATTGTTTTATAAAACCTCTAAAAGCAAAAAATCAATTTAATATTGATGAAGAAAGACCTTTAATTGGTGTTGTTAAATATTCGGACGGTACTGTTAAAGAAGGTGATCTTATAGGTTATAAACCAAAGACAGAATGTGAGTTTGTAATCAATGGTGAACGACTATATCGAGTTTTATCTAATTTTATAACTATCAAATATGAATATCAAGGAGACGAAGAAGAATATAATCCAAGCTGGGCAAAGAGCAGTTGATGAGCTGATTAAAGTCGCTAAGGAACCAATTGTAGATTCAGACGACGATATATCAGCGGATAGATTGAAGAATGCTGCAGCTACTAAAAAACTAGCTATATTTGACGCATTTGAAATACTCACAAGAATACAAGAAGAAGAAAATTTACTTGAGGGCAAAGATCCTGAAGAAAAAAAGGAAAGAGTATTTAAAGGATTCGCAGAAGGAAGATCGAAATGAGTTACGAGCAAACATTAATTAAAATAATCGAACCTATTAAACGTACGACTATAACTCGTATGAATAGAGGTAAAAAATGGAAATATGGATATAATAAAGAACATGATATCGTCG